AAAAGCACTAAATTTATACCTATTTGTACCAGATACTATATTTTGAGTATCTATTGGGGGACTTGTTTCAGTTAAATCATCAAAACTCCATCTGCCATCTGACTCAAAAGCTAATGAAAGATATCTATCTAAAGCACCATTTATTCTTGATGCTTTTGTTTTATATGAATGATTAGCATAAGTAGAACCACAAATCCGGTCTATTTCTTGAACCAATCCATCATTTGTTTTGTCATCAAAATTCATTATAGTTCACTTGTGTTAATTGTTGTTGATGAAATAGAGTAAGCATTCCATTGCCCACAACCATAATCATCACTTGAATAAGCAACTGTTGTAGAAGCACTCTGCCAATGCCCTACCATTCCTGTTAATGTTGTTGAAGCAAAATCTCCGTTAGTTGGTTCGCCAAAAGTAACCATTATTGCTGAACCCTTAGTTGAAATAACTCTTGCTTTACAAGTATTTATTTCATCAAAGATTGTTATAACCTCATCTGGTCCAACTGCTGTTGTTGTGGCTATTTGCAAGTATGTTGGTACTCCTGCACCTTTTACGCTTTCTTCAGGTACATTCCTATAAACAAGCATATAACCACTTATGCCTATTGCTATAATTAACCCTGCTAATAATACTTTTTTGTTCATAGTTTTATTTGTTTAATTTCTAATCCCTATCTCTATGCCTATCAAGGCACAGAGTAGAGACTAGACTAATTGTTAATTAGCGTTCTAGTTCAGTCATAATACAAATGATGTTCTCATTTGTAGCAGCTCTATAATAAATCTGTGTACAAGTAAGTTCTGCCCATTCTGTTCCATCAATAACCTCAGCACCTGCAACTCCTACTATGTCCATACCAGCACCTGCTGCGATAGTCAATGTAGTTGCTGCTGTTGTAGTAGCATTGTGAAACAACCATGTTCTTGAACTACCTACCTCTGGCAAAATGCTCATCATTGTGCTTGTAGCTGGCAATGTATAAGTCAATGAACCCACATTAGACATAACATCCCAGTAACCATAATCCATTAGGTCGCCAGCTGCTATTGTCTCTGTCGTGCTAGTAGTTGTTGTAGCAAAGTTTGTTGCTCCCCACCAAAAGTTCCCATGAACTCTCATGTACGAGTAAACTTCAGGACTAGACATAGCACTAAGTGATACTTCACCTGCGTCTATTTCACTAGCTAGTTTTTCTCCTATGATAACACCTGCTACTTGAGCAATCTTATCTTTTAGAGAAAATTCTGCTGAAACAACACCAACTACAAGCAATGTAGCCAATATAGACAATGAAACGACTATTTTAATATTTTTCATTATTTATTTTTTTAATGCTAATAATCGTTTTTTAAGAGATTCTTTCTTCATTGCATACTTAACTGGATTCTGTTTCTTATAAGCCCTTATCAGTTCTTTGTATTCATCGTATGACATTGTATGAGGAGGTCTCTTTTCGCCTTTTTTCAAAGGTTCTACCTTAGGAGAAACTGTTATAGGAATATCCTCTGGTGGAATTTGTTTTATCTCCTTAGGAGTTTCCTCAACAATCTCTTTTGGAACCTCCTTAGGAGTTTCTTCTTTTTTCTCCTCCTTTGGAGCTTCTTTTGTTTCTTTTTTGCTCATATCTTAAAAGATTTAATTTATGGGGGGGAGTCCGGTGATGAATCGGTGGGAAACATCACCAGAGTTCCCCCCACAAATAACTGATAATGCTTAGGCTATTGTAATATCAATAGTCAAGGTTGCTTTTGGTGACCATTGCTTGAAACCAATATAAGCAATTCCAACAATTTCCATACCTGTATAACCTGTTCTAGGTTTTTCTTCAAATTTCAACCCTCTAGGAGAAGCATAAGTAGAAATCTTCTTTACTCCACCTACTCTATGTCCAGCGTTTGTCCAAGTTTTAGAACCTGAAGCTGTTGTAGTTGCTGCATCTACGAATGTACCTGAGCGAACAACATAAATATCAACTCCTAGTAAACTTGTAACGAAACCGTTATTTAGAGCTGCATCTGCGTAACTGAAGCCCTGACTTGATTGAGATTGGATAATCCCTGTTAAATCAGTATTTTCAACAATTACATAAAAACCATTCATTGCATCAGCATAACCTGAACACTTAGAAATGATATTTGAAAGGATTGTTACAACATTAGCTGCAGTAGTGAAACCGCCGGCTGGAGTTGTATATGTTCCTGTTCCATTTTCACACAATTCATTTACTACCCACTTATCAATAGCCTGAACCATTGAGTTAGTAATACCTTGAGATGAAGTGTAGAAAAGGTCAAAATTTGCCATTGTAGACTCAAAATCAAAGATATGAGTTGAGCAAACCACTTCATCAGCTACTGTCAAAGTATCATCAGTTGTAGTGATAGTAGCTGGTGTATAAGTTCCTGTTAATGCTTGGACTGTTGAAGTCATTGCTGTCAAATACGGTGATGAAATCGTATAAGCATTTCCTCTATCAACAATACAAACTTTTTCTGCAACAAGAGCATTTCGTAAAGCCTGCTCAACCTGAGCCGAACGATACTTATCCCTCATAGTCTTTGTAGATAAACTATTAGCCATATTTATTTTGGTTTAATTATAAACCACCGATTTTTTGGTTTATAATCATCCACCGCTAATTATTTTGCCATTCGGGCTTGTTTAGCTTTCATTAATCTTGCTATTTCTGCATCAGATTCAGGTAATTTACCTGTACTAGCATTGTCTAACAATGATTCGTCTGAAATCTTAGAAGAACCACCTCTTGAACCGCCTGTTCTTGTTGCTTCGGCAGTTTTGCGTTCTTCTTTTTTGGCCTTTAAAATACCTTGCATTGCTATACTTATTTTAGCTTCTGCAACTGGAATACCTTTAAACTTGGCATAATCAATTACATCATCTACATCATCATCGTGTACATCGCTTAATGCTCTAATATCTTTTAAACCTAAGCCCTCTACTTGAGGTTCTTTAACCTCTTTAATTTTGTCTTTTGGCTTATTTTTTAGCTGTTTAGCCAAAGATTCTGCTTTCTCTGCACGAATCTTATAGTTGTTGGCGAGTTCTTTTGCTTTCTTTAACTCGTCATCATCAGCATCTGCAGTTTCATCAAGGTCTGCTTCCTCGTCAGGATTTAAGGCATCCTCTTCCTTTTTTTCTTCATCCATAGATTAGTTATAGGTGTTAATCACACCAGTTAAAAATAAATTATTTGCTGGAATTTTGTTGATTCCTCTTTACTGTCTCTTCCACAGATTCTTCAGGTGTTCCAGCTAATACCTGCATCTGTTGCAAATTATTGTCTATATAAGAAACAATATCGTTCCATGCTTTTATGTTTATGTAATAATCGTTATAATCTTCAACTCTATCTTTTAAATTAGCCAAGATTATTTCTTGTTTTGTTTCGTTATCTTTTAGAGTTTCAAGCTGTTGTTTCAAATAGTCTTGCTGTATAAAACCAGCTTTAAAGACTATTTTCATTTCTTCTATACTCTTATTCTGCATTTCTGCTGCAAAGATACGATCCATGTCTGCTAATTGATTTAATGGTGTATTTCCATCTACTCCTGCTAAATAATGCTTTTTAATTAAAGTATGTGCGTCATCTGAAAGATTATCGTCTAAAATCTTTTGCTCATTTTCACTTACTTCAATTTGGAGTAATACTTTTCTAATAATAAAAAGTAAATCCTCATTATCTGCAAATAACTTCTTGAATAAACCAAGTTCTACATCATTAAATCGCATTGTTTGTCCTTTTTGTCTTATCATATTATTGTGTTGTTAGTTGTGGTATACCAGCACCGACCTCACTCCCACCGACTGGGGATACTGGCTGTTGGTTGGATATCTGACTTAGTTCTATCGGACTGATATTTCCAACCTCATTCAGAATTTTATTAAATAACAATTTTCCTTCTTCTGTTTGTAATACTTGTCGTCTATTAGGGTCTGCAATAGTATCAAATACACCTTGTAATACGCTCATAGTTGATTGTTTATCTTGTTGTTCACCTGTTATTTCAATCATTACATCCCATTCAAAGTCTTTTAGAGACTTTTTCCAAGTAACTGATGGTATCTCAGATGGCTTTATAAATCTTTGATTACCGAAAGCATCCAATTCTTCTCGCACAGTTGTTCTTAATTCCACCATATCCGGTTCTTCTGCAATATTTCCACTTAATATCTCTTTTTTAATTTGGTTATTTCGTCTAATAATTATTTCTTGTGGAATATATGCATTATCAATTTGTTTTATTTGATGATCTTCTAAAATTGCTGATATTTCTTTTGTGGTGTCTATCTTCTTTTTAATGAATGGAATTACAAATTTAGTCATCATTGTTTCTAAATCTAATCCTTTGTTTTCAATCATTAGTTCAAATAGAGAATGATTTTCTCGTAATAATGCTTCTGTTTGTCGCCAAGCTGTGCCTGATTTTGGAGCAGCCCCAAGCATTGCTTCTGATATTCCAGTAGCTTGATTGCCTATTTGTTGCCATTGTTGGCCATAAGATTGTAAAGCTGTTATATCGTGTGAGCTATTATTTATTTGAGTTAATGGTTGATTGATTTTATAAGTCAAAATATCTCCATTCTGCATATTGGTTAAAACATTTCTGCCCACAAAAGAGCCATCAGATGTCTGAAAGATGAGTTTAGAAGCAAGATCTAATTGGTCTTTTATAGTTTTGGCTGTATGATTTACCATCCATTGAGTATCAAAGAGTGTTTTTACTGCACCTTTTAATGAAATTGAGCCATCTATATTAGGTAATAATGAAGTTAAAAGATAAGGAGACCTACTTTCTTTACCTGAGTAAAGAGTATAATCATCATATTTGCCATTTTCTTTTGATTCTACAAATGAAATAACATGCATTTGTTGCTGATAAATATCTTTATCTTCTTCTTTATCAGTTAAATAACTTAAAGGCAGTTCTCCATGGATTTCGTATATTTCTATATATTCAGATTTAGCGTCTTCTGTTTGTCCTTCCATATCTTTCCTAGAACTTTTTGCATCTATAAGTTTTTCAACGAAATCTTGATCATAAGTTTTATCCTTTCTTAGCTGTGCTGGTGTTAAATAAAATCTTTCTATTACCGAATTAGAGTAGAAGTCTATTGGATCTACTATCAATCTATCCCAAGAAATAACTTCAGGTATCAATTCTCCACCTTTTTCTACAAACTTCACAACTGATGAAAGATGAGATGCCTCTGTCATTCCCCATAAATTAAGAAATTTACCAAAAGCTGTCTTTCTCATCCATTCTTGTAATAAAATTGTAGCAAGATAAGCAGATGTAATATCTGCTTTTTTTGTTGCTTTTATACGAATATTTTTACGGTCAATATCTGTCGCTCTGAACCAAATATTGACTGCTGATGTAACTATATTAAAAAATGGCTTTTCTCTACCTTGTGAATCTGTTTCTCCTGAAATATGTTTACTTTCAAGATATGCGTCTATTCTATCTAAATCTTTTTTTAGATTAGTAGTAACATACTCACTTTTACGTGTCTCTCCATTTAAAAAATTGTCTTGTAAATCTCTTACGAGATCACCCACATAATTACTCATTTATTTAAGACACCGATTTTTATTAAAATTATAATTCCATTATACACTAAATTTATTTAAAAATCAAATCACTTATTACTCATATCCTGATAGCACGCTTTATTCATATCAAACTGTCTAGTCTGTATTATTTGAATTTTTGATGCTTCTTCGCTTTGTTCAGGTAAAACTTTAGACATAACTTCAAAATACATTCGCATAATCCAAGTATCTGAATCGTCCGGACTTCTTCCTATAATCTCTTTAATATCTCCTTTTTGTGTAGCCATTCTCTTTCCGTCTCCTTTGCTAACATCTTGATAAGCTGACAATTCCTCTATTATGGTTTCTTTATGCTCTCCTGATAACTTTGAAGCTATTTTGTGATTGTTTACTAAATTAGCAAGAGTGAAAATACATTGACTTCTTAAATTCCTATATTCAGAGACTAAGGGAATATTCTTTAAATGTTGAACATTTGGAAGCCTCACAATGTCCGTGTCTGTCTTGATTGCACCATAAGATGACTTATACCCTATTATTCCGTCTAACATTGAACTAGAGGCCACTCCAGTCCCAACACCAATGGCATCTACTGCTATCTGGGAGTAAGGAATCTTGTTTTCTCTAGCGTACTCTCTAATTTTGTTAATTATGCTCTCTGTGTTTAGTCTTTCAAAACTCTCTCTACGATATTCTTCTAGGCCTTCCCAGAAGCTAAACTTTGTTTTATCTGAACCATCATCTGCTATATCTACGATCAAATACTTTTCTTGGCTTTTTGTTATTGTGTTTGAGAATATATCCACTAAAGCAGAGAACTTAAACAATGCACCTGCGTTATCAAGATATTCAGCGAGATATTCTTGTTGAAATGTGTCGTAATCTAATTCTTGCTTGGCTTTGCTTACTTCCAACGAATCAATGTGAGGGTTATCTGCTGTAGTGAAGTGAAAAGACTCATAATCACTATCTGTTTCACATATCTTTTCTAGTCTCCTTAAATTTGGATTCTCTTTCTTTGGTGTTCCTATAAATACTACCTTTCCAGCTGTGTCAGTTAATGCTGGTCTAAATATTTCCTGCCAACCTATAAAAAAGTCTCTACAAGTATCTACCTCATCAAATATAATTAAGTCTGCTTTTAGTCCCCTGAAGTTCTCTCTCGTTTCAAATCCAGCTAAAAAAATCCTTGAAGTTCCCCCATCTGCTGTTGGTACTTCTATTTCCAATCTACTTTCGTTTAATTTACCAATACTACCTATTCTTTTTTTAAGTTGCTCCCAAACTATTGCTCTTGATTGTTTTTGAGTAGGACTTAAGTAAAACACATTACGATTTTTCTTGGAGACAGCAGTAAACAATATCATCTCAATACAAACCGTCGTTTTTCCTCCTCTCCTTCCTGCCCTGCATATTTTAAATCGGGCATCACTTTTAACAATTTCTTTTTGTTTATTATATAATTGCATATTTTTTTGTTCTAGGTCTTCTGTTATTGGCTTGTTCTTTTCGTGTAGCCCAGCGACAGTTTTCTTTACAGTAGTGTCCGTCGTTATCAATTCTATCAATCGTAAGTCCTTTCTTATATCCATCAATCATATCTTCAAAAAATACATTAAATTTATTCCATAAATTACAAACTTTTATACCTCTACCACCGTAATCTTTAAAAGCAGGTTCTTTTGGATTATTACACCTTTTACGAATACCTTTCCAAACAGAATAAAGAGGGTGTTTATTTGCCATACCATGAATTATCTTAGTAAATGGTTTTCCTTCTTTAGACTTATTGTAACAATCAATACCACAATATTTTTTATCCCCTAATCTTGATGGTGAGATACGAACTTTTTTTTTACACATCTTACACTTTATATAAACTGGTTTGGTATTAAATTGATTATTTTGTTTTTGGTGTAAAAGAGTCATCAAATATTATTCTTAATGCTTTATGTAAGTCTGGAGTATCTATTTGTTGAGGAGCTTTACCCCAGACTCTATCTAATAATTCTCTTATTGCTTGAATATCTCCAGTTTTAGCTTTCTTTATCAATGCTTGATAAACATCTTCTGCGTCATCATGAAACAACTCAATTAGTTTCTTTTTGAGTTCTTGTGCTTTTAATGTATGTAGTGCTTTGTGTCCTCTTGGTTTTCCAGCACCTTTTCTTTTTCCTCCATGTTCCATATAAAATTTCAAGATATCAAGTTTTGTAATTTCTGATTAAAGACTCTGCTCTATGTATTGGAATATTTAATTTATAATTATTTGATAAATTCTCTGCCATTTCATATAAGGCTTCCTTTACTGCTTTGGCAGGGTAAGTATGTTTTATAAAATTTAATTGTGCTTGATATGCCAACAACTCTTCTTTTAATCTAAAATCTTTATCCATTAGCCATTTTTGCCACCATAATTTTGGATCTGTGAATTGTTTTTGACTTTTTATATGTACTGCCTCATGAAATTGTATATCTGCTGGTACTTCTTCTCCGCTGGGATTATATAAATTATCTCCATAAGGAAATAATGCATCTTTTGGTGGATTTATTACTTTTTTTATTTCTTCATAATTAGGAGGAATTGTGTTTATTATTTTCATGATACTAAGAATCTTTTTATCATTATAGCACAACTTGTTAATTGTTTAAAGCTCTTATATTATCTGCCAACTCTTGTCTCAATTGTTGCTGTAACTCCTCTAAAATATATTTCTTTTCTTCCAGCCGCCAAAGTTCTCTATCCTTTTTTAAGTCATAGGTTATATATAGCATACCAGCTATTAGTATTAGATTAAGTATTAGTAGTATGTTTGTTAGAATACGCATCTTTATAACATTTAGTATGATAAATTCCTTTTCTTGTAATGTGTTTGTGGTGATGTGGTTCAAACTTTCCGCCACATTTTATACATCTATCTTCATTTTCCTTGTGATAAATATTTGCATAAGCATTCAGCACTATAGCTTTACTTCTACAAGGTAATTTTTTACCGCAAGAGCAACATTCTCCTTTAGGAAATAACTCATCAAGTTTGTCTCTTAATTTGTTAAAATATTCTTCGTCGTCTTCATCTTTGTGCCAAAAAGATGGGCAGCTTGTATCTTCTATCTTTTGATTTCTTAAAAATGTTGTATATGATTTTATCATGTTTTAATTTACTTAGTCTTGGGGGCAGGGATTTGCCGAGGCAGTAAGATACTAGGATATGTTTACCTAGTGGCAGTACCAAGCCTAATTACTCGTATAGTCACCCTGCAACTTCGATACCTGTCGCCAAGTTTGTGTTACCTATTGCACCACCCCAAGACTAAATAAACTAATTGTCAACTAACTTAATTTCAATTGTAAACCGATTGTCAATTAAATTTGGCACCGAGGGCTGGTCTTGCACCAACTGAACGCCTTACTTTTGCGTGTCCCCGGCTTTATTTAAACCTCTCCTCTATCCAGATTATTACCTTTACTGTTACAAACCATATACAGCCAACGATTATCATCCCAATCAGTCTTAATACCTGTCCCATTCTCTTATCCTCCTTTGTTGGGTTTAATTATCTTTTGGTATATCAAATCTTTGTCTTCCTAATTCACATACAAATACATAACCTAAATTAGACACAGAAATTAATGATTTGTACGAACATCCAGTTTTGGGTTCTTTAAGATTCCAAGCTACTGAACTTCTTTCCTCTATTGTATTCATCAATCCAAAAAACATTCCAATCATACAGAATATAAAATAGCCAAAAAATAAATTTGTCCAAAATTTCTTTTTCATACCTCTTTTAACTTTAATTATAATAATCTTTTAACTATCTCTTTAACAACATTCACTGTCACTGCATTACCAAGAGTTTTATAGCGTTGTGTGTCACTTAATCCCTCTGTCCATCCATCAGGGAATCCTTGTAGTCTTTCACACTCTGTTGGGGTTAGTCTTCGGATTTTTACTCCGTCATAAATACCATGTTTATCTTGTGCAGTTAAAGTGAAACTCGGCTCTCCGTTTTCTTTCATCCTGCGACCATTCTGTCTTTTCTTTAATCTGTTTGGCGTTAAAACAGGCTTTACAATTTTTGGTTGCCTATTCCCACCTTGCATTGTATTCAATGTTGGACTAATTCCTTTTTCTGAATAAACTCTATCATTTGAATGTTTTGGTTTATTTATTTGTAAAATTTGTTTTGGTTGCTTATAACAAGTAGCATCTATTGCTCCTACAATTCCATTTGGATTATGAACCCAGTGTCTTGAATTAGTCCCTTTACCTTTTCCAACTGTAGTTCCAACTATATCAATTTTCCTTTCTTTATGTTTTCCATCAATCTTTTTGTCATTTTCTCCGATAGGAAATACTTGGGGTCTGGGTGTTCCTCTAAGATGTCCGATAATGAACACTCGCTCTCTGTTTTGTGGCACGCCGAAATTTTTGCTGTTAAGCACTTGCCATTGGAGGTCATACCCCAATTCATCAAGCGTGGAGATGATTGTAAGAAACGTATTCCCTTTGTCGTGAGATAACAACCCTTTAACATTCTCAAGCAATAAAAGGCGTGGTTGTTTTTCCCTAACAATCCTAGCGATTTCAAAGAACATTGTGCCTCTGGTATCAGCAAAGCCTCCTCGTTTCCCCGCAATGGAGAAACTTTGACACGGAAATCCTCCAATAACGAGGTCAAAATCTGGTAAGCATTTTTCGTTAATTTTTGTGATATCTCCATAGTTTTTGTGGTTAAAGTGTTTTTGATAGATTTGGATGGCATATTTATCGATTTCGGAGAAACCAATACACTTGGCACATTCCCCCCGCCCATTCCCCAACTCGCTTGTATTGTTGGACTTAGATAGTTTTTGTCGTATATCAATCTCCTTTGTTGACTGTTCCCTGTTCCCCAGTAACCTATTACTTTTGGTTTGTTCATATGCTTGTTGTATTCCAAGCTCGAACCCTCCGATGCCTGAAAATAGTGATAAATATTTCATAGTTTTTAATTTGGGGTCTTTATGGCGACCCCTAAACCTTTTACCTCACCCTCTTACCAGTCTTTTTGTCATATACTTTCCGTTTGCATTTAGGACACTCGACAATAGTAGTTCTGATGGTTTCCCTTACCTTTACTCTGCTTCCGCATTTTTTACATTTCTGTCGCATAGCTTTCCTCCTGTTAACTTGTTATTGGTTGGTTAACATGTGTTAAACTCCTCTCTTCATTGGTTTAATAGGTTATTTCTTTTAATCTCACTTTCAATCAAAAATTCTTTAACTTCGTCTTTTTCTTCTCTCACAATTACACCAACATTTTCTTCTAAATCAATCAATAATCTTTTTTTATCCTCTTTGTTTTTTGGTATATTAAATTTTATTTCTTTATCTTTATTCATTTTTTTCTTGATATTTAAAGATAAAACCTCCATTATGTTTTTTTTCAAATAAATATCTTCCCGTAGGCATTATTTTTTTAAGTCTTACAGCAGAAATAGCAACATTGTTTTTTGGTTTTCTTCTAATTACCTTTAATCCATTATTATTTTCCTTTATAAAAAAGATTTTTTCTTCTTTATCAAAGAAGAAATCAATCTTATTAGTTTCTTTAAAATATTTATCTGTTGTAAAAGTAGTCACCATTATTAAGCCATTTTTTGCAAAGGTTAATCCATTAAAAGAATTTCTTTTTGAATATGGTATATATTTTTCAAAATTATATTTCATATTTCTAAACTAAAAAGAACCTACAAGAATTGGTAAACACACAAAGTGCTTTCTTATAGGTTCGTCTAAATTTATAAATTGTCTGTGTGTTTACCATTACTCTTAATATAGCATA